GGTACACAAGATGAAATCATCGTACCTCTTGACAGACCTCAATATGAGTCTCGTAGAGTTGACAAGTGGAAAGAAGCGATTGCTCGTTATGACACTGTTGCAATGAATATCAGACAACTAGGTACGAGATTAGCAAATGCTATTGACCGTAAACTATCTGCTGGTGTATATGCAAGTTCACAAGCTACTGGCTTAGTTGCGAATGGCGATGGTACAACTATCTTAAATGCTGGTATCGTACTTCCTATGACTGACCCTGAGGCTACTGGTAAAGCGTTTGCTCAAGCAATCTACGCTTCAATCGCAGTAATGGAAGAAAATGATGTTGATGAGGTAGTACAAGTTGCTTGTTCTCCAACTCTATATTCTTCTTTACCACAAGCACTTATCACGGTAAGTTCTGACTTTACTAACGGCAACGGTGGCTATGACACTGGCGAAGTTAAGATGGTTGGTGGAGCTTCTGTATTTAGTTCAAATAACATCCCAGTAACAACTGGTCTTGTTGCACTAGCGTTTACTTCGGAAGCGGCTGGTATGGCTAAACTATGGGACATCACTGTTGACATCAATGAGCAACCTGAGTTTCTTAACGCTAAGTTAATTAACGCATACTTCTCAAACGGTGTTAAAGCACTACGTCCTCAATGTGCCGTAGCAATCACTAACGCATAGTCTTAGGACTTATAGACTCTCTTTCGAGGGAGTCACTTAAATTCTAAGGAGCTTATTATGGAAGACCCACAAGTTACGGAGCAGATGTTGCTTGATGGAGTAAACATACTCCTTGAAAGTATTAATGAACTTCCTATCACTAGAGAAGAAGATTACAATAATATCTTAGAAGCACAGATGGCTAGACAAAAGATTGTTGAAGTTACTCGTGCTGTATTATCTGAGGGTTGGGACTTCAACACAGATGAGAATTGGAAGTTTCCTCTTGACCCAAGTGGTATGATACCCGTACCAACTAATGTCCTTGATATTACAAGCACTCGTGAGGGTATCATTATGCGTAACTGGAGATTGTACGATAAGACTGGTCAGACACATATCTTCGATGAAGAAGTTGCTTGTAAAGTAATTTGGGATATGGACTTTAACTCACTGTCACATCCACTACGTCATTACATTACTATTAGAGCCGCAAGAGTATTTATGGCTAGAACTATTGGAGACGAGAAAGCAATCAAGTATAACGAGTTTGATGAGGAAGACGCTAGACTATCTGCTAGACGCTCAGAGACACGAACTGGTCAATACAATATGTTGACAAGTGGTTACGGTATCAACAACCGCGTAAGGGCTAACTAATGGCTCTAATAACTGAGAAAAAGAAATCTATATCAGGTGGAGTAAACCAACAAGCACCTGAGCATAGACTATCATCACAAGTGGAAGAAATGATTAACTGTGTTCCGACACTTGATAGAGGATTGGTTAAACGTAATCCTACGGATGCTTTACCATTAACTTTTCCAAACTTTCCTGACAAACCAACCAATATGGTTTTTGAAGATAATATGTGGACTTACGAATATGATAGAGGTTCGGGAGCTTTAGAAGTTTCTGAGTTTTCTTTCTCTGTAACAACACAAGGTCTTCAAGTTGTCAATGTAAATACTGGAGAAGTATATAACGAGGATAACGGTGGTATCTTTTACAAAGGTGGAGCTAAACAATACCTATTGCCTTTTGCTGGTCGTATAGGTTATTCTGCAACAACAATTAAAGACACTGTATTTCTTGTGAACAAGATGGCTAATCCTCGTATGCTTAATGGTAGAGAGAGCCACAACTATAAGAGACAAGGTTATCTTTGGATTAAAAGAATTGACCCTATTGATGGATACACTTACGGAGCTACAATTAATGTAATGCAGTCTAGTGGTGTAACTAAAACTATCAAAGTTCCACAAGGCGAACCATTCTTAACATCACAAGAAGCCGCAACAGACTTAGCCAATAGAATAGCTGGGAAAGACTCAGCATTAAGCTCAACAACAAGCGATGGCTCTTTGGTTCAAGTTAAAATTGCACATACCTATACTGAGATATTATCAGTAAATGCCGATGATAGTTTTGGAGACACAGCTTCATTTGGTTGGGGACACAAGGTTGATGTGCTATCAGATTTACCAAAGAATATGGCTGGGTATAGTCCATTGTGTAGAATTGGTAGTAACTCTAAATCATCTTATTGGATGGAGTATGTTGGTGGATTATGGGAAGAGTCGTATGCTAAAGGTATAAAATATCAAGTTGACCCAAACACTATGCCTCATATCCTAACTAGAAGATACAATGCTAGTGGTACATATTGGTATTGGGAAATGGCTATCTATGAATGGAACGACAGAAAGATTGGCGATGACGACACGAATGAGCTTCCTGAGTTTTTAGATGACTCTATCATTCCAACGATTAAAGATATTTTCTTCTTTAGAAATCGTATGGGACTTATGAGCTCAGGTGGTACAACGCTATCTGAGGTTGGAGAATATGGAAACTTTTGGAGAACATCAACTGCGGCTCTACTTGACAGCGACAGAATTGATGTTGGTATTGAGTCTCGCACAGCGATTAACCTAGAGTACGCTGTATTAATGGAAGACTCAGTTATCTTTTGGTCAGACAAGTCTCAGTTCAAGTTTGAGGGTGGAGATATTCTAAGTCCATCTGCACACAAGGTTACTGAGATTACAGCTTATGAGATTGATAATAGAATTAGACCATTACTTATGAACGATAGAATTTTCTTCGTATCAAGACGTGGGAATTACTCTGCGATAATGCAGATGTTTATTTCAAATCAATCAACTAGAAGTTCTAAAGCAAATGACATTACGGCACACGTTCAGCAGTACATTCACGGTACGCTAGACAGACTTACTGGTTCAGCGATTAACAATATGCTTTTTATCTCATCTTACGAGAACAGAGAGATTGTTTTTGTTTACAAGTATTATGAGAACGGTAACACACTAGAACAATCTGCTTGGTTCAAATGGCAGTTTAAAGGTCAGATTTACGGAGCTTTTACTTTGGGTCAGAAGTTTCACTTAATGATTGACCGTGAAGATGCAAGGCAAGAGACACAATGGATTATGGGCGATGGTCGTTGGAATATGAATGAAGAATGGGATATGGATGGAGAATGGTTGATGTCTCCTGAGAGTCTTGCTAGTGTAAACCAATTCGAGTCTATGGATATTGTACCACAACATCAAGGTCTTGTTTTCTTGGATAACAGAAGAGTTAGAATTGAGTCTTTCGTTAACTTTGGAGAGTGGGTTGCTGGAGCTGATGGTAACAAAGAAATTCGTGGAAACTTACAGTTTAAAACAATTCAATTCTCAGCAGAAGATTACTCTGAGTTTGACTTATGGATTAGAGATAAACGTAGAGTAGAAGAAAGACGAGTATCGTTTGAGCACATCAAAGGTAGAAAACCAATGGTGTATGGTTTATCAACAAATATGCAAACTGGTATAATCACAGATAGCGAACGTGGTTTTAGAATTAACACAGTGTCTTTTGAGGGCAACTTAACAAGAAGAGCTAAAGCTCGATAAGGAAAAATTATGGCAGTACAATCGAATATTTGGGAAGTAAGTTCAACAAAGACTTACCACGCAACGAAACCAATACCTACTAAACAACATATGGCTGTATGGGCTAGACTGATAGATGATGGTCAAATACCTACGGATGAGCTATGGGTACAAGTTTCAGTAGAGCAATATGACCTTATTAGTAATAGTGCTGTTATTTCAGAAGACTTTGATTTGCTTTTTTACACACACTTAGAAATTCGTGTTGCAGATACTCCTGATGAGATTACTACAACTCCAGCTCCGATTGCTGTTATTGCTCCGATAGTTGATGAGATTGTTATTGTTGCAGACATAGTAGATGAAGTGATTATCGTTGCTGATATTGCGACAGAAGTTGTTGTGGTTGCTGGTATGGAAGACGCTATCCAAGAGATAGTTGTTGACCCATTAAAGACAGCTATCCTTAATGCAGAAGTTAATGCTGGTCGTGCAGAAGACGCGGCTGATAGAGCAGAAGCTATTGAACAAGATGTAATTGATGAGGGTAACATACAAGTTGCTAGAGTCGTTGCTGAGGGAGACACGCAAACTGCTAGAGTTATTGCTTACGCTGATGAAGCAGAAGATTTCAATGGGGAAGCAGAAGCAGAAGCTTTAAACTCAGACCAATGGGCTAATGCTCCGTTAGAAACTGATGTTATCGAGTTTACTTGGGACTCAGTTAATGACACTATGACTCAAGCTCCGATACCAAATGCTCGTTCTGCTTTTCACTGGAAAGAAATGGCTAAGTTATCAGGTAGTGGTTTACACTTCCAAGGGTTTTGGGATAGTGTTGCTTGTTCTATTCCTCCTACACCTATACCTGACGCTGGCGAATTAGCTAATGGTTTTTTCTATATTGTTCAAACAGTTAGTGGCGATACGGCATTATGTCCTGAGCTTGGAGTTGGAGATTGGATTGTATGGTCAGGAGATTTAGATGGAGACGCTACGGTTGAGGGTCAATGGAACTTACTTAACTGGACGTTTGCTTGGTCTGCAATTAGTGATGTTAC